ATCTTTTTTATATCTAATATAAAACCTTTTTACAGACATTGAACTAACACCATCATTTAAAACTTTCTCTTTTCCACTAATATTTAATATTCTTGCTTTTGTGCTTAATACTACTTCATAGCTTTTTACTGGAATGTTATCTTCATCTGTTCTTGGTATATATTTTAGAATCTTTATAGGATTTTTAAATTTCCCTGGATTAATTCTATACACTTCACTTCACAACCTTTAAAGCAAGTTAATACTATGCATAAACATAATACTATTTAACATTTTATTTTCTTTATCATTTTCAACTGTAAATGACCTATTATCATACATATCTGATATTAAGTTAAGATAAACAATTGTTAAATCTTCATACTTATTTATTCCCTCATCATCTAGGCCTGTATATGATTTTATATAAGATTTTGCACTTTCTTTATAAATCTTTATCAAATCCATATCATCATCATAAACATTACAATGTTTTATTATCAATAAATCAGGAACATCATTTATCTTCATTTTCTATCTCTTCTTTATCTAAATTCACTTGTTTTTCACTTATTTTTTCTATAAATTTAGCATTTAATAAATCTGCAACAAGTTCTTTATCACTAATTTCAAATATTTCATCTTTAGCTTTTGTAATTCTACCTGAGAATGTTACTAATGCTCTATACTTCAAATTTAACACCTTCCTTTTAAAATAGAGGGAAACATCCCTCTATTAAGCACTTTTAACTACTAATTTAGCAATTTTTTGTGCATTCTCTACTTTTGAATCTAATTCACACCAAGCAACTATTCCTATTGCATGTTGAGTAGCATATTTTTCTCGTAATACTTCAATATTTATATCTTCACTTAATTTAACAGCAAGACCAGACATATCACCATAGAAAATGGCTGTTTTTCCTGATTCAATTTTTGAAATATTATCAGTTGTATAAACTGGTTTTCCAAGCAATGTATAACCCCATTTAGCACTCATATCTCTATTAAGAATATAATTACCATCTGAATCTTTAAATTTTCTTATTGCAGTTCTAGTTGCTTTATTCATAATCCAAACAGCATTTGCTTGATAAACATCTGGAATTGCTTCTTGAACATCTATTAATTCATCAGGAATAATTACATTTGATGCAGCTGTTGTTACTTCTTGAGTAACCTCTTTTAGCCCTTGTATTTTTTCATCAGTTCCATTTATTAATTCTTTTTCAATCCACTTAGCAATGCTTTCAGCCATTTCATTTATTGTAAATGATACTATATCAAATTGTGAATTGTTTATTAATGACTTTGAAATTTTACTTAATGCTCCTGCTAAATATCCTTTTAATTCAATATTTTTAAATTTTCCATTAGAACTTTCTAATTCTGAAAATTCATTGGCATAAGCCATTGTTACTGTTCCCTTTGAATCATCATAATAAGGTATAGTTAAATTTCCCTTTACATTATATTTAGTAGCTAATTGATATAATGGAGAAATATCATATACTTTTTTAATTATTTTATTTGCAATAGTAGATGGAATTACTGCTCCATTATCTCCAACAGTAAGATTTACATCTGCTCTTTCTTCAACTATGCCTCTAATATAATTTTCAAATGCTCTTTTTTCTTCTTCAGCTTTGTCATCATTTTTTTTGTTGTTATCTTCTTCTTTGTTATTTGCTGCTCTTTTATCTTCTATTGCTTTAATAGTTGTATTTAATCTATTTTTTTCTTTTTCAAGTTCATTAAACTTATTTTCCTCTTCTTCAGTAAATGCTCTCTTTTCTTCTTCAGCTTTGTCAACTAAACTATTCATTTCTTCTTCTATTTCTGCTCTTCTTTCTTCCATTTCTTTAAGGTTAGTTGATGCTGCTCTTAATTCTAAAACTCTTTTAGCTTTATTTATTATCATTAATGTTACCTCCAACTCTTTTTCTTAAATCCTCATAATACTTTTTATCTATGTTATTTTCATTTCTATCTTCAATTATTGCTCTAAAATCTTCTTGTCTAGTTTCAGATATAACTTCTTCAGTTCCCCTTTTTTCTATAGATGTTCCATAGTAAATAGGTGACATTTTATCATCTATTATTGAAACTTCAGTTATATCCATATCCTCTACACTTCTTTTTTGAATTTCACCTTCTTTAGATTCCCAACTATCTTTATTAGCATAAAATCCAAAGGACCATCCTCTCAATTGATTAGATTTTGCTTTTTCTATCACTTCTTTATCAGTAATAGTGCATATGGCTCTAAGCCCTATGTTATCTTCAAATAGTTCAAGGTTTCCTTCTTTAGTTGAACCTAGCTTTCTATCTTTGTTATGGTCTAATAATAATTCTACATTTTCTGCTCGTTCTAAAGCTCTTTGAAATACTTTAGGCTTTATTTTTTCAATAAAAGTTCCATTTGTACTTCTAATAGGTTTACTATATCTATCTACAGCATTAACATAACCATCTAGTAATACGCTTTCGCCTCTAATTTCTATTCTCACTTCCTTCACCTCCCTTCAAGTTTGTAGTTTTATCTGTATTTGGTGTATAAATTTCACCTGTATCTGTGTAATAAAGAACATCATTTAGTCCTAAAACTAAAGTGTTATTTAAAGCATCTATTGGTGGTAAATCTTCTTTGTATCTAGCTTCATTTACTTGTAAAATTTTATTTTTTATTCCTATTTCATAAGCTTTAAACCTTTTTTCTATATCTGCCTTTAAAAGCTCACTAGCATCAAAACCAAAATAAAAAGACTTCTTTTCTTTTTCAAGAAGTAAGTCTTTATTTAAACTAGATATTAAACTATTTAATATTGGCAATACTGCAAGCTTTATCATTTTTTCATAATCACTTTCATTAGCTTTTCCATCACCAGTTAATATACTTGGAGGGACATTTAGTATTTTGCATATCTCTTCACCATTTGTTACTTTATTTTCATTAAGTTGCATTTCAGTTGGTGTAGCTGAACTTTCTTTAAATTTTAATCCTTTATTCAATACTACACATGTTTCACTATTTCCTGAATACATGTTTTTCCATTGTTCTCTTAAATTTTCTATGGCATCTTTCTCAAGTCTTCCTTCTGACTCAATAAACCCTTTTTTATTTCCACCTGTTTTTGATAATATATTTTCATATTTTAATGAATTGTATGCTACAGCAAGTAAAATCGGATTAGATTCTATTATTCCTTCACCTGATGAACCATTTCTAGTGTTTCTAAGTAATTTAATAAATTCAAACGGTTTATATTTATTAGCTCCAACATAAATATCATAATCTTTAAATATAGGATCTGTATTTTTAATTATATTAACCTCTTCTGATTTAACATAATTAATAC